TTATGTTGAGAGAACAGCATTTCTTTTCCGCAAGTAAATCATAAAGGCAGTTGTAAGAACAGAAGTCGCTAAAACCATGTTTGGCGTAGTCCATTCAATAAAGTCTCTGTGATTTTCCTCCAAATCCTCTTGATATTCTATATGCCCATGTTTATCAATTATTATTAAGTTTGCATCTAACATTCTATGGTGATTCTCGCACAACCATAAGCCATTGTCACCATCAGTTGCCCATCTTAGTTTTTCATCAATGCTAATAGCCACTTCTTTCTTTATTTCCGAAACGGGCCAAATATGTGCCCCTTGAATCAGCTCTGGAATTTCACATCCGCACAAAGCACATTTCTTCGGCCCTAATTTAGCAAGGAGATTGTAAGTATACAAAGGTGAACGAAGGCTATTTTCGCTTTCAAAATCAAATCGCTCCATTGTTAAATCAGTCGGGATGAGTTTGACTTTACCCAATGATTCGATAGCTTGCTGACTCAATTCGGGTAAAACAGTCAGAGTTTGCTCACATATCTCATACAATTCTATTGGTAACGATGTTAAACGCGACAATGCCACACATAACAAGGTAGTTTCATACTTGCTAGCCCCATATGTCTTACCGAAAATCTGCGTGACTCGATCTGAACTTTGTGTTATATACGTTGAATTATTGCTTCTATTACGTCCTCTATTCGCATTTCTTGAAGCAATAACATCTACAATAGTGTTAAATGGCTGAATTTGTTGGGATAAAAATTCTTGGGCATTGAGAAATTCTATTCCAGCAGTCATCATCAACCGATACATAAACAAGAAATAATATGTCTCTACATTTCCCGAAGAAGGCAAGAAGTAAAAACATATCCTTTTTCTTCGTTGATTATCTAAAATATAACGAGACAATGCACTTGGCACACTTTGAAAACTTGAATTACGCCCCCTAGCTTCCGTATCAGAAAAAGAAATGTATGCTTTTACTCCATTATATTCTAAAATGGCCATGCGACCGATATTATATCCTTCTTCATCAAATTCGCAAGTATAATGCGCCGAGCCTGTAACTCTTAAGCAGACATCTCTTAAAATGTCTTCTGTGAGAATATCTGAGTAACTCTCTTGTTTCTTTTGAAATCTATTTTTTATCGTAAAATGAGGTAGCCTGCGGTTGTTCATAATTGATTATTAGAACCTCCTTCCTTTTTCGTCCACTCCACCAACTCGCAGTCTTTGGAATCTCATTTACTTCTATCAACTTATATTTTCTTTCCTCTATCCAGCTTGATATTCGTGAATTTATTTTTCCTCCATGCTCAAGTACATACGAAATCATAAAACGAATCCCTGACTTATTCAAACTATCAGCAAATTCCAAAAGCCTTTCTTCATCCTTTATTGTCCAGCCTGAGAAGCCCCTCTTGCCATCGTTGTAAGAGCCTGTTGTCAACATATAGGGGGGGTCCATATATACGAAAGCATTTGGCTTTATTTCTCCCAATGTCTTTGAAAAATCCTGAGAGAGAAACTTGAAACTGCCTGTTTTTATAACTCTTGAAAAGCTAATCATTTTTTCAAGTACTTTATCATTAAACCAACGCATACCTACTGGGTTGTTAAAATTATGATCGCCATTAAAGCGAATCTGTTGTTGATAACCATAAAGTATGATAGTATACAAAAGCCTAGGGTCTCTCTTATTCGTAGGTAAACTGTTATAGTAGTCCCTAGCTTTTGTGTAGCTGTCAGCGTTTCCCTTTTCTAGTCCAAATTTCTTTATTATTTGACGCATATACAAAAGGTACTCATAAGTATCATATGTTCTAAATGATTCCACTAATTCTCTTACGAAGTGATTAATGTCATTATATATTACTGGGCTTCCATCAATGTTTATTCCAACATTGAACCCACCGCCAAATAAATCGTAAAATTCTTGAACATTATTCGGGAGATTTCTTTTGATCGCAGTTACCATCTTTGATTTGCTACCGATATAATTTAGAGGAGATTCATAGCAGATGTCTTTTGCTTCTCTTTTTTCTACAAAAAACAAATATTCAAAATGTTCTTTGTGTCCATTCGTTTTGAAATTTCGATACTTTTTGTAGGGTATCTTCTTACAATAATATGTTTCTGGTTTGCCGTAGCGTTTTAGGCAAGCTTCAATATATTCCTTAGACATGAATCCGTCGTTATTGTAGCTGAAAACGATGTATCTAGCTTGAGTATTAGCTATTACAGAATCAAATTTGATATTTGTTTTATATTCCTTTGACCAGTCCGACCGCATAGGAGCAGTATATCTAGACCCAGTAACAGGGCTAATGGATGGCTTATCATTCAAAACAAGTGTTTCCAACAAATGATACTGTGTACCGTACTGATTTTGTGTATATGGCGGGTCTAAGTACAACACGTCACAGGGTACATTAGGAATAATTTCTTCAATTTTTCCATTGTACGTACTGAGTAAATTATGCGGTTCTGCATTCGAATCTACCTTATTGAAAACTATCGGCTTCATAGCCCTTGAATCCCATTTCTTTAGGAAAGCACCATATACCCCTGCTGTATTTGACACCCTCGAAACCGACTCAATTAAGCAAGCTAAAAGGTATGCATATTCTTCCTCAGAAAGTAATTTTTGTTTGTTCCATTCTTCGATCTGTTGACGAAAATAATCAATTCTACTGGCATTTTTGGGAGTAAAATACATTCTTTTTGAATCAGTTGGAGCATAATTACCATAAATAAAACCTTCTGTCGTTCTGTCAGATGTATTTAAAAGCTCAAATGGATCTAACCCTAATTTACCAAAATGGCAATCATTAGCCACGATACGACCCTTTGTATAAACAACACACCAATTCAAAATATCGTTGATAACAATATTAAACGAGCCTTTTAATGCATCTGCCACCGATCCAGTTCCACAAAAGGCATCGAAAAACGTTAATTTTTCGCTTAGAAGCCCTTTTTGCTCTAGTAACCCTGATATTTCCTCCTTCATTGATTCTTTACTTCCGATAAATCTCATTTAGCATCCTATCTTTCAATTGCTGTTTTTGAATCTCTTAAATTTTCAGTGGAAACACCTCTATTTCCGCTGGAACTTTTTATAGGACGGACAACTACCACTAGTTCCCCGTTTTTTATGTCGATTTTCCAACCTATTCTGTCTCCTGCCTTTAGGGTGAACTGTCTTACTATGCTCATGGGTACTGTTGTTCTCAAAGACTCGCTTTTCGTTTTGGCCAGCGTTAATTTGGTTATCTCTCCGAAATCTTCCACTTTATGTATCTCCATAGGTAAACTGAGCTGTAACTTATATAAAGGGTTACCTATAGCGTTGGCAAGGATCGGAACAGATGATAGAAACAAGTGGCTCGGACTCATCACGAAAAGCCTAGAAGCAAAACATCGACCCGAATTGAACAACCCTAAATAACCAACCCTATTTTAACCAGAACCTCAATCCGCTAACTATTTGAGTCTCGATAGCTGAACATCCGTGTTGGATCACCGCAGCTAAAAAAAGACTGGTGAACCAATTGAAATGGAAAGAGTTTCTTGAAGACTACGAAGCTAAGGAATTGGAGGAGTACGGGAAATTCAAGAAACGAATCATAGACGGCAAGTTTGGGCCTGACGATGTCTTCCCGCAAACAAATCGTTTTCCAGAACTTCGCAAGCCTATTTCCAGAGTTTTTGACATAATAGAGTCCTCAGCTCAAGATTCAATCTGGTCCCGAATTCCGCTGGCAGGCTCTTCAATCCAAGGGCTTCCGCCTTACCCTGAAAGTATGTTTAGCAGGTATGTCGGTTTTTCGCCAAAGCAAATCCCTGAAGTAATAGAATTCACGAAAGAAACAGGGAAGCTTCAATTCGTGCTTCGGCATTTTCCGACCAAATATCTCAAGTGTGAATACTTAGAACCGATTTTTTCTGAATTGAGACCTCCGGTTGGTGTGAATTTTCCACCAGACTTTTTTTTCGAAAAGCGAGAGTGGAAACGAGGTCTTGTCGAATTCGACACGCTTGCGGAATTGAAAGCCTACCCTCATATACGAAGCTGGTCTCTCGATGCGACAGGAACAATCGAACCAGCTGAGGTACTGATTGGGCAGTACAGGCATACGTACATGGGTTTGAAAGCTTTGGGTTATAGACGGATCGTTGAAGAACTCGAGAACTCCTTAGTCACAGCCATAGATGAGGCAGCAAAAATCATAACGATTGCAGGATTACTAATTACGCAGCCATTCTTTGATCCTTTAGTTCACTCGTTTGCATACGATACCTCGTTTTACAGCCTTGCGGTGGGATTTGCAAAGGCGCATTCGCTTGATATCCCTACGCCTACTTTTCCAGTTGAAATAGGTGAGTTTGTCATCAGAAAGTTGGTGCACTGTGCACCTAGTCTAAATTCATGCAAACAACTGATCTACGAATATGAAGATACGGATCTCTACAAACTTCACAATGCATTGGCCGAGGGGATAGTCAAAAATGCGCCAGACGTCGTAACCAAGAGCAGCAAGGATCTTTCTGTGGTGCTTGATGATATTTGGAAGGATAAGAGTCTGCCAAAAAGGGTCAGAGAATTGAAGGTGGGGGTTCCAGTTCTATTTGGCGTCGTGGGAGGACTTGCTTGCGGGATATCAGGCGGAATTGGAGGGATACTGGCTGGACTTGGATTTTCCGTGATAGACAAGCTTCTGGGAGGCACGACCGAGGGAATCGCCGAGAAGATTGCCAAGTTACGATCCCCAAACTGGGAAGTCATTGTCTACGACTTCAAAAAGAAATACAGTCTAAACACGTCCAACAAGAGACTTGGAAAGTGAAAGCGCGCGTGTTCTCTTGTTTTCCAAATCAACAGTTTGAGGTTAAATGGGATAGTGAAACATTGAATTTATTAGTGGTACTGGAAAAGCATTAAGGTTGAAGGCGCAGGAGAAATTTCTCTCCATTCCAAGACTGGTGCAGAAGTGCACTCTTCATTCACACTCTCACTCACCGTGTGCGTTGTAGGGGTAGGTATAGGCAGTGACATTGGAGTTGTGGTTGGAGAAGTGATTTGTAGGCAGAGTCAGTGATGTTGGTTGGTTGGGGTGAAGTTTTATCCCAAACGCGCGAGCCGCCAGAAAAGGTAAGCCTTCGTCTGCATCAAGAAACCGCAGATCTTGATAAGTCCTGCAAGCTGCTCCAAGGTTGCAGCATTCACCTTTCTCTCATAATCCCCCATATGCCCGAACGGAAGGCCTGAGCTGAAAAACTTTGAGAAGCGCGGATGGTCGGCTTTGACGAAGGCCTCCCTAACCCTTTCCAGCTCATCGGCATTGAGTGCCTGTAGTTTCTGGAATACATGGTTCCCGCTTCCAAGCAGCTGAACATTAAACCCGACCTCTTGAAGGACCTTAGAAGCCCGCAAAATCTCCCTCTGAGGCTCCTGCTCAGTAACCTTCTTCATCCCCGCCTTCTCTGCAAAAGGATTGTACTTAGCCATGACCGCAACCATCTCCACAAACTCCGTCCCAGCCAAACCCAACGACTCGCGAATAAGCCTAGCACCCAAACCGACACTCCGATACTTCGGATGCACAACCACACGGTTGATAATGCTCAACTTCTCATTCAATTCCTTCATGCTCATTTTGGGCAGAACCATTCTTCGACCGTAGGCACTGGGAGGCGGATAACAATAAACGATCACTCCGCACAGCTCCTCACCGCGTTTGAGGCAGAAAACCTTCCGAGGCGCACAGATCCTATGACTGCGATAATGAAAGCCGGCGAGCTCCTTCCAATCCTTAGTTGTGCCTTCGATAACTCGCATCTCGCTCATCAAACTGCATTCCCTTGCGGGCTCATTTGGGAAGTAGCCGACAGAGATTTCCTTGCCGAACCTCTTGTGGATGTGCACGCTGGGCTTCAAATCGTCAACCAGGTCCATATGAGTCGTTGCGACAACCAGAGATTTTCCCATAGACCTGCAGATTTTCTGAACATTAAAAGCCACGATTTTCGCAGTGTCCCGGTCGAGAGTTGCGCAAAACTCATCCATCACCCACCATTGCTTGCCACTCTCGATCAACTTCGCAACTCGATAACGATACCGTTGCCCGTCTGAAAGCTGATTGTACGTACGCAGGAAGAGAAACGCATCATTAAGGCCCACACGACTCAGCAGCTCGAGGCCTTCTTCAACTGTTTTGCCAACTGTTTCAATCAGAGGCTGGTCAGGATCCACTTTCACAGTTGCCATGTTAACTGCTTCAGGTCCCAAGTCCTCGAGGAGAGCTCGCAAGAGAACGCTTTTGCCGCTCCCTGAACTGCCGGTGATGAGAACAATATCGTTAGGACTTATTTTCAGCTCAACATTATCATAGATGACAAATCTCCGTTCGTCATCAAGACCAAGGCCGAACGCCTCAGCAACCGCTATACTCCTCGGCGTGATCTTGGCAGCTGTCTCATACGAAATATTAAACGTGAAACGATTCTGGCTCCTGTCGTAGACCCTGCGAAGCTGGCGGATGCGGAAAAACTCTCGATGCCTTGTCATCGGGTTGAAATCACCGCAAGGAAAGGTTCAGGTTGCATTTCAACTGTGGCAAACAAGGCGAGAGCACAAGCCCAGAAGCAGTCATCATGTGTTCCGCTTGGGTGATTGAGGGCTATGGACCCATCTTTTCTCAACTCGAAGCGCTCAACATTAAGTTCACTAACCCACTCACCGGGATAAGGCTTCTGCCAAGTGAAATATGGATACCAAAACTGATTATTCGCCATGCGCTGCTTCAGAAGTGTCGCCATCTCCTGCTTCCGTGGTAAACTAAAGCGGACTCCCTCGCAGTTGTCTATGCCGCTGTTTGTCATGTCTTCAACAACATAATCCTGATTAGTTGAGTCGACACGGATTTTAGCAAAGCCGCCCCAACGATCCTGAAGGGTCTTGACATAACCGATCACAGAGGCGTAGCTAATTCCTAAATCAAAGATTTTCAGATGACGAAGGACATACTTACTTTCCTTGAGCTGCTCAATCACTACGAGGACACTATGATCTTGCACGCGACCCAAGTCTACCCCAGCGAATAATGTGGAGCCTTTCTGTACACTTTCCCAATCCCACAGCTCCAATTCTTCCCCAAGCGTCTTCTCCGTTGCGATGCACTTCGTGATCAGCGATTGCGGCAACCAAGCCGACTCGTCTTCTGACCACTCAGCCTCACATTCTCTTCTGAACCTCCAAGGATCATTTTCAAATTGTTTTCGTATGGCTTCCAGCGTTTTCTTATCTAAGGGTCCGTTTGGCTCCAATGCTTGCTGCCAAGCCACATGGCTTCTGGAGAAGTCGCTGAATTCTGGGTTGTGAAATATTTTATAGAAGACGGAATCAGTATTCCAAGGTGTGCTACTTACGAGAACCTTGCCTTTTGTGGTTGAAATTGTGAACAGTATGGCGGTCCAGAGGTCAATGTCGCCAGGAGTGAAGTTTGCTTCATCCCAGTATATAACTTGTAATGTGGGCCCACGGATGGTGTCAGGGTTGTTTGGGAAAGCTTCGATGATTGATTCATTGGAGAAATAGAGCACAGTTCGAGCTGGCTTTGGACATAGGTCCTTCGGAAGTTTGCGGAGAAAGAATCGTATGCGCCGAATAATCAATTTGCTTTGGCGCCAACCGGGAGCAACAATACCAATGTAAGAAGCTGGGCGCATCAATGCATAATTCAGGAGAAGAGCCGCAGCGATCCAAGACTTGCCGCTCTGTCTACACCAACGCATACCGACAAACTGATTTTCCACAAATCTTTTCGCCAAATCTTTCTGGTAGGCGGTAGGCTTGAAACCGACAACCTGCTCAAAAAACGTGATTGGATCAGAGCTGAGCCTCACTCGCTTCTGTTCAGCCTGAAGCCAAATCTCGCTTAACCGAGACTCCAAAATGCCTAAGGTATGCTCTCGGTTGTCAGGCCTGCATCTTCTGGGCCTTTTGAAGCTCAGCGATTTTCTCATCCATCTCCAAAATACGTTTTTCAATTTCGCTCCACCGCTCGAATTTCTCTAAAACTGAATCGTAGGTCTGAAGCGCAACGACCAAGATACGGAGACGCTGCAGCTCTACCTTGTCTTGGCCTGGCTCGCGTAATTTCGCTAGAACTCCAGCCAAAACCTTCAAGGCTTCCTCATGGGTTACCAAGCCTTCGAGAGGCACAGGTGTTGTTGTTACCCTTTTCCGCGGCGCTTCAACAACAACACGCAAGCCCATACGCTTCGATTTTTCTCTCACGGCTCCTTCAGGACGCTTAACCTTTTCCGACAAAACCTTTAGATCGCGAATGCCATTATCCCAAAGTCTGCGAAGAAGTTCTTCCTCTTCATGGTTCCAAAGTTTTCCCGGCATTTATTCTACACCTTCTGTCCTACAAAAATACCCATCACAGTTCCCGACAAGCCCGTTATCGCTGCGAATATCTCACTATTCCAGGAGCCTAGAAAAGCTAGGTGGGCAACTTCGAGAACTGATAGACAAGCAGTCATGCCAATCGCGAACTTCAGGCCTAAAACAAGCTTCTCATTAGGCTGCACAATAATAACTTCCGTTTTCCCGCGAGAACCCTTACGCTGAATAGTCTTCGTTAAAGCCCGTTTAACCCAGTCTGTCATGATGGTTCCTCAAATGCTCTTGGCGTGAACGTTTCGAAACGATCCTTCTACCCCGTAGCAGAAAACTGTTTAGAAGCTGCTGAGCCTCCTCAGGGCTTATGTATCCAACCTGAATGACCTTAATGCTAACACCCCAAACAAGCGGTATAGCAATATAATCAATGTCGAAAACACCATCCGCATATCTGAAGTGGTTCTGGCCCAAAATGATGTGCTTATCATTTTCACCCAGCAAACCTATGAAAATGCCGATACTATACACTGGAACATCTATTCCGCCATACCCGCTGCTCAAACTTTTGCCTATTGAAGCGTCATGCCAGTCGACACGGACCAGATCCCCCGGCCGCAAAGCCTTAATCTGTTGCGAAACCTGCTTATTCTTCATTATATCAACCTCGCAACCTTGTAACGGCTCAAATGGTCCGTCTTGCTACGGAGACCATACAAATAATCGGCGAGCATCGGAGGAACCTTGCCAAGCTCCAGTGTCACTTCAAGCGTCTGCATTTTAGCGTCTACATGGTACTCAACGCTTTCTATGCGGAAATCAGCATCTACGTTCTCGTTAGGCAGTGTGACGTGGATTTTGTCGGCTTGCTTGATGGGTGTGCTGCCGTAATCGATAACCGTACTCGTTACCGTCAGGTATTCAGCCGGGTCCTTCAAGTATGCCAGCAATGCTTCGGCTCTCAATAGGCACTCATTATCGCTGTAAAGCTCCTCGTCAACTTCCACGAGCTCACGTAAACCATAAGCGGATTGGCTTCCTGCATGCTCTGCGACTGCGGAGTAGCGGCAGTCACAGAAACGCAGATGATCTATGCGAATGTATGCTATGCCTATCGCAGGATACGCGATTATGAAGCGGATGGCGTCTATGGCGTCCCAGTTGGGCGTGCCGTTTACGGTCCAGTCGGGTGTCTGCGTCTGCAGTGTTACTTTAGCCCAAGCTGCCTTAGAGCCGATCAATGGTAGAATGTCAGTCTCGAAGTAACTAGCCCCTGAATAGAGCCTAACTTTCGCTGAGGCTAACGCATCTTGGGTCCCGGTCCAGTGATGCCAGAACACGACTTGTTTATAGCCGTCAGGTCCCCGCATTTTTATTGCTGAAAACGTTCTATGCAGCCATCTTTCTAGCACCGTACCGTACGCGTCGTTGCAGATGCTATAGGAGTCCGTGTACTTTTTTTGTCCATCCTCAATAACGTGGGTGCTGCTCAGAATCACCGGGTCACTGCCCGTCCAGTCGGTTGTGGTCTCCGTTAAGCCGTCGTCATTCGCATCGGATGGATATTGTTTTTCATTTGCTCCTTGACTGATTATCTTGTTTCTTATGCGATGGATGTCCTTGCGGTACTCGCTCGCCTCGATTTTCTCGGAGATGCTTACTTCTGAAGCTTTACTGTTCTTTGCAAAAAACTCGAACTTGCCATCATACGCTACACGAAAATCGTAGCCGATAACGCCAGCCAAGTCAGATGACTCTGCAACGTATTTGATTATGTCCCAGACAGGCGTGTTTTCATAGGCCAGCTTTGTAAAGGTTGTATCAGTGGCCTCGACCAGCTCAACGCCTGTGCCATCAAAATAGCGAACGTGGCTTAATCCAACGTAATAGTCAAGTAAGTCCTTGATGATCTCTTCGCCTTTTTTGTTCTCGTAAGTTTTGGTCACGGTTCTGCGGAAAAGCTTCTCTCCCCAGCAACGACCACTAACACGAATGTAGTTTTCGGTTGGAGTTGATTCGCACTTGACGCTTTCAACGCGGCAGGTAATCAACTGCGGAACAAACACGCCTCTGCCAATGTCGATGTGCCCGTCCACTCCAACAAGGATGGGCGTCGTTCCGCCGGGACCGTACTTGTTATCCCAATTCTGTAATAGAACTTCGAAACTGCTTACTTCCTTCGTGCAGCCCAGATGGACTTGAAGATCTACTATGTCGCCCTGAGGCGGCGCAACGGCGCCAAAAGCAATGGCACACTTTGGAATCTCTACAGACGTTTCATTCAACTCCTCTGCGATACATGGCTTGCTCTCCAGCTTTGTGAACGCCACGAGTGCGGGAAGGCACCTCGCTAGTGGCTGCGTTGAAGCCTTGGACACTAGATGTGGCTGCATTCATGCTGCTTGCGAAAGACCACATGGCCGCGGCAGCCGCGACGATCACGGCAATCCCGACCCCTGTTAGAGCTAGAAATGTTGCGTAAGAAATGTTGAGGCTGTTCTGGGCCGCAGTAGCGATCCAGCATGCAGCAGCGTAGACCTTCTGAGCGATGGCCACGCCCATACTAGTCCGCATAAACATGCCCATAACCGTGACAACCATCATAGCAGAATTGAAGACTTTAGCTTGCTCATCATTTAATATGCCGAATTGGTGAGCAATATGCCCGATAGCTAGCCCAGTCGCGCCTAAACCAGCAATAGCGGCGCCAAGACTCTTCACCCTCACAGAGAGGGCCTCAGCGTCGGTCTGAATCCTGGAGAACTCTGCACTTGCCCGGTTAACCGCTCGAATCGTAACTGCAATTTCCCGAAATGACACTATAAGCCAGCCTCCGCTTTAGCCTGCTCGAGGGCCCCGACGATATTCATTTCGAGCATAGGAAGGTATTCCTGGATGGCTGGATACAGGAAGGGCCGAGCTTGCATGTGCCGTGTTCCCATCTCCACGAAGAGAGCATAAGTGGCTTCAGCGCCGATCTGGGCAACCCAATCCTTAATCGTTGCGTAGATTGTGCTGCGAAGGTAGCCAGAGCGGACTGGAGCGTTCCGCATCGCTGCACCCTTGACGTCAGCCGCCCAACTAGCTAGAAAGCGGTAGACCTGATTTTGCATTGCAGAGTCAAACCTCTGCATAGCCACTTGAAACTCTTCAACACCTTCGATGTCGCAGGTTATTTCAACGGCCATGTTTCTTCGCCTCTTTCTCCGCCTTTTCCTTTTCCTCGAGGACCATCTGATCCATCACATTCAAGATAACACAGAATTGTTGGATGGTTTTTGCTGGCTGTCTTGCGAGCTGCGTTGGGAGCCATCCGAAGGCTTGACAAAGCCGAAACTCTGAAAGAGCCGGATGCGGCTTTCCTCGTCTAATTGCGAGAGTAAAAAACGGAGATCCTCGTGGCTCATGCCATTGAGTTTGTTTGCAATCTTTGAGAATAATTCACCAAGCTCAACGGGAATCCCGATATCCTCGCCCACTAGCTTTTCAAGTGAAATAGGTTTGCTCTCTGGCTGCTCCTTGAGGGCCGCCCAGATCGTCTCTGCTTGAATTGGGATGAAGTCGCTGCTTTCAACTTCACCACTGACCTTACTGTACTTCGTGTACTTCTGAATGATGCGGTTCCGCTTAGCCCAAGTGATCTCTTGGAACAGGTAGCGTCCAGCGTATTCTTTGCCGAATCTTTCGTCAAGCTCAATGTTTTCTGTTTGCATTTTGAATCATCTCCATGGTGGCTATTCGGTTTTTGATGGCTGTGTTAATGTCTTCGAGCACGATGTCTTGCATCCACTTGGGAAGTTTGAGAATGCGAGCTCCTAGATTTTTCCACATCTTCAACCATTTCTTTCTTAAGTCAGCTTCTCGCCCGAAATTCTCCAAAACACTAACTTCAATAGCCACTTCTGTTCCCCCTAGCTGGCGCTGATCGCAACAGGGCCCTTGGCGACAAACCGAGCCTTAGCGCAGATCAGATCCTCAAGCCATTTCGAATGCGTTATGTTATCCCATTTACAATAGGTGAAAACAGCCTTGTTCGTCCCACTTAACCCAAATTCCAACGTAAACTCCGTATCGACTAATGCTTCGTCCATTTCTGCCTTGCTTTCAAATTCAAACGTGAGTTCTCCAGAGAGCTCTCTGTGTCCGAATGGAATGTACTTCGCAAGATGTCCGTTTGACGTGCGAATTACTGGTACTCTTCTTGGATTATTGATGATATCAAATCTCCAATCGGTAACGCGGTCCAGAACTGTTGTGTCCTTCTTCGCATAGCTTTCATGAAAAGCAACTGCGCCAGCATGGTCCGTGTAGGTTGCTCCTGTAATCTTTGCAGTTCCTGTCTCGAGATCCTGACCTTCAAGCTCCATCACAGCCTTGACGACATCTTCAATGCTACACTCGACCGAGACCTTGCTGATGCGTATGCCTTTGAAAAGCAATGAAATGATATCCGTGGCAGAGGCGAAGGTTCCCTTGTAATAGATTACTTGGCAGCTAAGGCTTTTGTCTAGGTCCATCTTTGCCCATTGAAGCAGTTCAATAGGCGCTGCAGAAGGCAACACATAGCCAACCTTGAGGCTGGGCTTCCGAAGGCCCTTCTTTATTGCTTGCAGGTCGTAGCTACCAGCGCCTCTAAGTTTGAGGTTGCTGGGATCAAATCCCGGGTCAATGACGTCACAGGGCACGCTTAACATTGACGGATTCGTGGGCGTAGTGCCAAAGACAGTTTCGGTCGCATAGTAGAACCGCTCTTCGTCAACTCCATACGTATCAACCATTTTCTATTCATTCCTCCATGACTAGAATACTCCTGAAATCGGCTCGAAAAGCCAACCCTTCAACAGAAACTCGGCTCTAGAAAGGTATGGCTTAACATCCGTGACGTCAATATTCCTGTAGCTCACGACGTCACAATGAGTTAATCCATAAACCTGAATCGTGCATTGAACAAAATCACAATAGAGAACCGCAGGCGTAGACCCATTGCTTGGGTTCGCAGTCTTGGCCAGAAGCCAAACATAGCCGCTCGAATCAATGAAATTAGGCCAGTTAGCTGAAATCGTGATAGTAAGAGTTTCATCTCCACCGCCAGTCCCGGACTGGGCTTCTTGCCAGGCGGAAGCGACATGATTCCAAATCTTAATCGTAACTCCATTTCCCCCGGGGGAAGTCCCGTATCCTTCGAAACTGAGAACTATCTTCTTGACGCAGTTCTCCCGTGGGCCTAGCTTGAGCCTAAACAACATCAACCCGTACTGGCCGTTAACGCTCACGCTTTTGCTGTGGTGAACATCGTCGCTGGACCAGATCTTCTGATACTCTAGGTTTGTGAGCTCAGCCCAAGAAGTGCTCGAAGGCGAGAGCTCAGTGGCTGCACCTGCAGCAAAAGCCTTGTGCGGATCTCCGCTAGGGTATCCGAGCCCATAGAAATTGTAAACCGTCTGATATGGCAAGTTTCGGTTCTCGCGGATGATAGCGTTGATTTGAGCAGTCACCTTATCTCGCATGACCTTGCCCGCATCAGCTCCAGGAGCCGTCTTGTCTACCGTGTAGATGTTACATCTGAAAACCATGGAGCGACGTCTCAGACGTCCAGCAAGCTCAAGTTTCTGGTCCTGGCTGCTGTCGAGCCCCATTGTTATTTGAGCGTCATATTCCTTGAGCAGCTCCCGATCATAAGCCTCTTTCGTCGCCAGAATGCTGGCAAGCGAACCGTTATCCTTGACTACACGGATCCTCGTAGTAATCAACCGCAGCAGAGTTATGATGGGATCTTCGAGCTCGCTCAAGTCGCTAACAACCTCCTCGCAATCGATTTGAAATAAATCGTCTGATTCTCGAAAGTGAAAGGTTGAACGCTCTGTAGCTCGTAATCCTCGCCCTTGCGATGTATCTTGTCATGATTGCGAACCGGCACGAAAGTATAGACGGCAAGATAGTCATTCAGCAAATATCCAGCCTCCAAGAGAACCTCTTCAGCTCTGACAAGCGAGACAATCGCCAATAAGTCCAAAGCCTCGCCATAAGAAACAGTCTCAACAGCTTGACGGATTGGGTAAAGGAGGACAGCCTCGCCTTTGCTATTCAAAATCTTCATGAATCTAGTCAAGGGCTCCTCGTAGTTGAGAAACATGCGGGCTAGCCATGTGACATTTGCCATAGCCTTCTGCGCCGTGATCGGACTATAATCCGTGAAAACAGGACCCCAATAAAGAAACTCGTCACTATACTTGCTCACGACATCGTGGCCAAGCTTGAAGCTTGGAGCATCTCGCTCTTTCCTGATCTTCCACAAGATTCCCGTAGTGATCGCATCATAGTACGCACATGCTGGGAACCTCGTAACCACATCAACATAGCCTGGCCAACAGATCTCTGGCCAATAAGCAGGATATTGCCCCGAAGCCCTAATCGACTGAATGAAGTTGTAGGCGCGCTGACACGTGAAACTCCAGCCTTCATACACGTACAGCCCCAGCAGAGCGAAGCTCACAGGATCATCGTAGACTTCGGTATCATTGATTCCCACCCGGTACCAGACGCCAGAACCCGAAGGCGGAGGTTGATAATACAAATAGAGCTGCTCAAACCCATCCCTGAGGAAGCCTGCAGCATCTGCCATCATGACACTATACCGAGAGGCATTAGCCACATCGTACGTGTCCGCCAAGAGCTTCAAGGCGATCAAGCAGTATAAGTTTTCAATGCTCATCACAGTGTCCCAGGTATCGGTTATGCTGACGTAGTTTGCGAAGCCACCATAGTATTTGTCATGAATGCCCAGAATGCTTGGTTGTTGCTGCATCGTGTAGAGAAAAGTGTAACCAGCGAGCTTAGCAGCATCCAAATAGCCTGCAGTCGACGTCAGGGCATACGCTTTCAACAGAGCAGGAATGACACGACCCGCATCAACAGCCCAATACTGAGTACTCGACTCAGCGGATTTGAACCCGCCATAAGCTTTTTTCGCTGGATCAGTGCATTGTTGAGTAAGAAGCCAATTAGCCAATTCCACAATCTTCGTCAAAATAGTCGCTTGCAAAGAAGCAAACTGAGGAACAGAATAAGCCTCAGACAGAAACTCGATGGCAAAAGCAGCTGGAAAAGCGCCCTTTCCAAAACTCTTATCCCCGTGATCCACGGTTCCGCCTTTAGCCACATAATAAGTATAGGCTAGATTGTTTTTCATGGTCACAACATTGCCAGCAACAGAATCAACTTCATTCCATTCGCTGTGAGCTGAGTCTTTGATTTCGCAGGGCATGCCAGCACTAAATTTAGTGCCATCCGCAACCGTGACATTCTTCTGGCCAGCAGGCGGATCAGCAGCCATAGCAGTAGTTATCACATAAAACCAAGGCGCATAATGCATGACAAAGTCGTAATAAGCGTCGGGAACGGTGCCCATGGCTATACCCTTCCCACGTAGGGCTGCTTCAAATTGTCAATTATCTTGAGGGCTTGATTATACAAGAACTCAAGGTTGCTACTGCTCAATCCACTAGGCGAGGAGCTACTAGACTCGTTGACAGCAAGGTCGCCTACGCGAAAGCTGAGCCCAGCAGCCGAGCCGCCAGTTATTCGACAAGCACAATAGATAGCTGCCAAGTTTCGGATAGCCACGGCCTCGGCATCGGTACAGTTTGCAGGGTCAATCTCAAGCCCAGTTTCGCTTTCAACCGTTACAGCAGCATCGGTTATGAAGCGGTTGACAACATCGTCAGGCGCTTCAGCCGCATTGACGTTTATGCGTTCTCGAACACTTTCAGGCGTTACGGCAACCAACAGCCAAGGCTCCAACAACGTATATTTAATAGTAAGATACGAGTGCGAAAACGTAAGCATTCTTGCGGGACAATAAGCATTAAAAAATAAGGTAATCTGATTAATCATTACAGAACGAATATAATCTCGCCTGTTTTAGGATTGATTCCAATGTTGCCCAGCAGTAGCATAATTTTCATGGGTTCCACGCCAGGCTTAATCACGTAGTATTCGTGGATAGGCCCTACGGTTTGCAGCCAAGTGATTAACCGTGAAGGTCTCGAGAAGAGATGGGTTAACTGTAATGATACTGGAAACGTGATTACTCGGAATGGTCTGCTAAAGATGTGTGTGGTTTGCAAGGTTTGTGTGTAACCTATTTTCCGTTGTGGTCTCCTAAGGATGTGTGAAGGGTTTAGGGTTTGGGCGAATTTGAAGAGGCGTTTTAATGTGAGAGTGTGGACGGCTTGAAGTGTCTGAGTGAATTTCATTAGTCTTAAAGGTCTTTTGAAAGTGTGTGATAATTGTAAAGTCGCAGCCCATTGTTTAAGAACTAATCCGGGTTTAGTTACCGTCCATGTATGAAGTGCTTGTAATGCTTGCGTGAACCGCATGAAACGATGTCTCAAGAAGGTGTGAGTCAAGTTTGCCGTTTGCGTCAACTTCATAAAGCGTGTTGGTCGTGTAAACGCGTGTGTAGCGTTCAAGGTTGGTATTAACTTCATGGAACGATATGGTCTGCTCAAAGCGTGACCTACGTTTAGGCTTCCAGCCCAAGATTTGATTATCGCCGTCTCTACAAGAGCTTGAAACTCGTACATACGTTGATATGAAGCTGTGGTCTTGGTCACTAACTTAATGTATCGGCCATCCTTACTGAAAGCTCCACTCTCTTGCCAACCGTTAGCGTTTAATACTCCGTCCCAAACTGCGGCGCCAAGATCTGCGGGGTCGTCGCCCACATACACCGTGAGACCTGAAGCTTCACCCCATCTATAGCCTGCGACTTGAAACAGTTTGATTTTAGTGATTGTTTTGGTGCTTCCCATATCAAAAATAATCCAATGCAGTTCGCTGACGTTATGGTTCCAATACGTTCCCGTGTCGGTGTCTATAGCTTTTGTAGCATAGTAAGTGCTTGTTTGTCCACATTTGCTGTGAATAGCAGAAGGCGTAGTCCAATCAGCCATCAGTTTCATCTCATAGAGCATGGCATCTGTTTATCTCTTGATAATGCAGAATGCACACGCTCCAACGTCGTTAGTTATCCTTCCGTTTACGGGTTCGCTAGCGTGCACTCTATTTCAGCAGTCCACTCTTCGCCAGCGGGTTTCGTTCCTTTAGCGCTTACGATTCTGAGCATGTTTTGTCCGGTATCGTCTGAAGCATTTACAATGGTAACTTCGTTCCATGCAAACTCTGCTTCGCCGTTCACAAATACGCTTCTGAAGGTGATTTTCTTGTCAACATTATGCAGTGGATATGTTGCTACCATGCCTTTCCAAAGTTTATTGGTTGCCGCCTGTAAACCTGTTTGAGTTTCATCCTCTGCTGTAGAACTATCTCCAACACCTATTCTTGCGTTAGCATTGTTGTAAGCGTTTCCTCCAGCACCGCAAATTAACTCCCACATGAGGTTCATCCCTTCCACCAGAAACTTGTCTTGGTTGGTTTCGAGGACCTCGTAAGGTTTTTTTGCGCCGACTTTTCGCTTAATCACGCGATACTTGACTGCCAGTTTTACGTTTTGGTTTAAACTCATTTTTTTATTCCTCCTTTATTTTCGGTTTCTCGCACAGTCAGGCATGCTGACTATGTTCGAGCCACCTCTTTCAATGTGCCTTCAGCATTCCACGAGAACGTGAGAGTGAAAAGCAGCTCACCGCCATCATACGCCTTCAAAGTCTCAAGCGTCTTATCCCCATACCAAGTAAAGGCAACTTTCGTGACCTTCTTGTCCTTGGGCGGAGCCATAATGTCACTTAAGGCAGCACGAATATACTGCAGCTGCAGATGTTCTGTTGGAACTTCTTGACTCATTCTTTCACTCTCACCATGACTTTAAACAAACAAAAAAGGAAACTAGGCAACTGAAAAGAAAATACCATTCTAAGCTGTTGCAGGCGGGCCTGTCGCTTGTGGTATCCAACCTAACTTTTTTGCAATTATCTTCGCAATCCAATAGAGCCAAACACTCAGACAACCATTTGCAAGCCACTGCGAAATCTCTGCATAAGTCCATCCACCAAAGATTGTAGCAATCCCAATTATGAGGCTGATTAGGAATGTGTAGATGAGCTCAACAAGCTTAAACTCCTCTGGAGGTGTCGACTTTAAGTAACCAAAGATGCAAGTTACCAAGCCCACCAGAACAGCTATAGGCGCAGCATATCCAATGCTTTTAAAGACTTCGTAGATTGGCTGAAAGCCTGAGGTAGGCACGGTCCCGGTCTCGTTCCCGTTTTGAGCGAAAGCCAAAGGCGCCGATGCCATAACCAAACTTACAACCACAAAGAAGATAACCGCAAAAGCCATTTTCCTCATTTTACCTTTTCACCTCCTCTTCCCACCGTTTTCGGGTGAGCATGAAGTAAGTGTCCGCTTCCCAGGAGACATGGCGACGTACGTCGCAAGAGAGAAAGGAGAAAAGAAATCATTTTTTAGCCGCCTGAGAAACGTTTGGCTGCTGAGCTGTTTCTTGCCATAATTCCCAGCCAAACTTAACCGCGTTCTTCCGAAACTCTTCAGAACGAATTAAATCCAGCTCAGCAGCATGAATCAGATCAGCTGCAATAACCTCAGGAGTTTCAGGCGTCCCCCAATTAAGCCGAACAGACGCCTTCACAGAGTCAAGACTCGAATCAGCAGCAACGATCACTTTTCGCCAAAGAGCCTCAACACCACGCTTTACCAATCTTTGAGTTGGCAAAATCAAACGATCGGCAATATTAATCGCTGCTTTCGCGCTCGCTTCCGTGAAACCCGGCGTCGTAAACAACTTAGGTAAAGGTGTCAAGCCGCCCAAACAGAACTGATTCCACAAGTATTCGATGCTCTCTCCAAAACGTGCCCTAGGCTCTAATGGCGGAGTCTTAATATCCAATCCGCCTTTGCCACAAGCAACCAACCTGCCACCATATTTAGGCAGAGTTTGCAATTCAGCCTCTATTTTTTCAGCAAGCTTCTTATCCTCAGTAACATAAGCCTCAAGCGGACCCGCAAACTTCTCAAAAATCTCAATAAGGTCCAAGTCAAGCTTAGCCTTAATCTCCAAAAGGCTTGGACGAGTACGCGTAGTATATTGCCCGGTGTTTTTCTCATACTCTTGCCAGCTGTACTCTTCCAAGAGAACACGCATAACACCTGAACCCCAACCTGAACCATCAAGAGTGTTGAGCCGGAAAAACCAGACGCTATCAGGAGGGATCAGATTTCCTCCGTACTCCGTTGTCTGCTTAAAACCAAGCTTAATCTTCTTTTGTCGCGTGAGCTCAGTCTCTGTAAACTTCAGAAACTCATTCGTGAAGACACGTTCAAAACTCACTATAGGTACGCGCAGAACATTCTTCACGCTTCCAGGAGTCAAAAGCTGCCACAGACTGTTCCCAGTCGCGACCAACTCCCGCCCTGTATCCTGCAGCAAGTCATCGATATCGTTGTCTTCATTAAACGCGTCAACAATGTTCTTGGCATCTTCAGCTTTAGGATACTTCTCCTGGCTGGCACAAGTAGTGTAGAAACCCATGCCCACAGCCTGCATGGCCAAAACGTCAACAAAATCTCTGGCAGCCGCATCCTTAAAGTAAGCTTCAATCTGCTTCTTGAAGGCGATTCTCGGAGGTTCACCGACACCTTCCTTAGAAGGCTTAAGGGCCTTCGCTTTAAGGGCCTTCGCATAAGCATCAGACTTCAATGCATTGTATATCTGTCTGAAAACGCTCAAGGCAAGGCCTCCATCAGTTTCCTGCCCTTTTCAGTTATACGATAAAAATCTCGTATCTTCTGCCCGCTCTTTTCAATGCAGCCCTTTTGAATGAGATAGTGGAACATGCCCTCAAAAGTTGCGTGTGTCCCAAACTCGTAAGTAGTTCTTTTATCAAGAATAATGCGAGGTAAAGGCTCCTTGCTAAGTTCACGCAGAATAGTTTTTGCAAGGGTTAACCTTTCCTCGAGACTTCTCACGTTAGCTGCTCCACATTTTCAAAACGACTAAAAAAGGGGAAAAAAGGTCCATGAAGAGACTATGTTTAAGCAGTGTTGACTTTACGGATTGCTGCAGTAAAGGCCGCTGCCAAGTCGAACCGCATTGTCAACACGGCGCCCTCGAGGCTTTGAATCGGATCATCGTAATCTTCGATCTGAATGTCTTGCCTTAGACCGGCCACCACGCCTTTTGCTCTAGTGTAAACAAGCGGGTTAGCACCGCAAACGCTTGTGCTGTAGACAGGTATTGTACCATAGAAGTTTCCGATCACACCTTCCTCAGCAAGTCGACCAACACGCCCGAGAAAATCGATTGAAAGAAATTTGTCCATCGCCATCAACGTAGCCTCTTGGTCAGGGTTCACTAGGATAGCGTCAGGATTGAAACCTGCCTTTCTGTTTGTGCTTATTGCCTTAACGATTGTTTTGTAGAGGTCTGTGTCGAACGTTTCTGTTCCGCCGATCGACGCAAGCAACTTCACTGCAATGTCTGTTGCCACGTGTTTATACATGGCTGAACCAGCAACAGTTGTCGCTTCCTGGATGCTATTCCATTTGTTGTCTTGGATCCATGTCTTTTTGATTCCGAGAATGACTTTGTGCATGCCTTTGTCTTCGCTGCAGTCCAAGGATACGGAACCGAATTTACCGCCAGTATAACGACCTTTAGCTCCGGCAGTTCCTTCAACAATTATGAAATCATCCTCGGTTATCGTGGCAATCTGATCCTTTGGCTCATCCATTTCCGCAACCTTAACCCAGTCCTTCCAAGCCTTGTTTGCCTCTGCCCCATGCAACACATCTGCCAGAACTTTTTGCTGTATCAATGCAGCGCCTACGTTTACGGTTTCCTGCATCGGAACCATCCACAAGTCTTCAGGCCTCGTTATCTTACTGAATGGCATACGCCCAAGGTACATTGGATTAGGATGATGACCAAACCCTGCTATTCTATGGACACAAACCCCGAAATCCCAAGCGTCAAAGAATTTATCGCCAGCTTTTTCGTGAAGTTTCTGAAGCTCAGACTGCGTCTCAGGATTAAAGAGCAGTGATTTATCAACAATTCCGTCCATAATAGACACCTTAACCTAAGCGGCATCCACGAAGCACGGCACTATGTCGCTATCAGCGCCTGAAGCAGCCTCAAGCTTTCCAATTACAGCGCCAATAGCAGGAGTTGCAGCTCCAGCTTTGCCAGCAGTGGTTGTAGTGGCAATCATCACGCCAACAGCCAAGGCAGCATTGACTTTCACCTTACATCTTCCAAATACGCAGACATTCACTTTGTCGCCTGCAGCGTCAGCAGCCTTACCACTTGCTCGAATGGGACCAACTACGACGCCATAACAGAGAACGTTGTTTGCGGTCGTTGTAGTGTTAACTCTTGCAAGGTCTTCGCCTGTTCCCGGAGCCACTAGTATAACAGGAGCCCACAAGTCAATAGCCCCTGCTGCAATCTTATCGACCACTTGACTTTCAGGTCCTACAGGACCCTCAAAAATTTTAGGCAGCAATTCACCAACAGCCATAACCATCACCTTTTAGTCAATTTTACTTCCGCACTGGGCAGCGGTCGCCCTCAATCCCTCCAATGTGAGCATAACTATCTCTTCACAGCTCTCCGCGCAGACTTGCGAACTTCACGCTTCAACTTTCCAATCTCGCCAAACTGGCCCTGCACAATGAAAGCAAGCTCATCCACAACCTTAACAAGCTGCGTTTCAGGCTTCGATTCGTCGCTGAGCGTTCCAGCGGCTTGCATCTGTGCTCGTAACCGTTTAATGTCAGCCAACAAAACCTCTATGCGCCTAGTCAATTCTAAGCAGCCTCCCGTTTCTTAGCCTCAAGCAAATCCAAAATCCCATTCAACTGCAGAGCTGGCGTGAACCTACGCTTATCAGTTAAAACTCCAAGAATCTCCTGCTCAGTCAAAACAACCATATGCTGAACTGGCTCGACTGGCTTAATGGCTGCAACGACATCTTCAGTCTTCTTTCCATGTCCACAAGGCACCTGCTCAGTTTTCTCAACAGAAGCCGTTGCAGGAGCAGCCACAATCGTTGGGGATGGAGGTTGCGCAGGCGGAGTCGCCACGGCAACCGCAGCGGATTTGACCAGAATCAGCGTATCCAACTTTGCGTTGATCGATGTGAACTGGTTGGTCATCCAGTCTTCCAGCCTTTTGAAGTTGTCTTCAAGGGCCTTAACGCGGTCTTCAATGCTAGGCTCAGCTTGACCAGCCACTGGGCCATGTCCACTGACTTGCTGAGTCTTCTGCGAAGGATCAGCTTGCGACGTACTTCCTTCATTTTTGTTTTCACTCATCTTGTTCACTTCGGACTCTGGAGGTTTACCGCCTTCCAGCCGACGGGCATTAGCCCTTAAACAATTCCAAATTTTGACATTGGTCCCTGGGCTTGCTGCAAGACTATCTTTATGCAGCAGACAGAAACCGTTCAGAATCATGCCGTTACATTGCCCCGGGTCATCAGCCGGAACATGACGGCAAATTGCGTTAACACTAACCTGGTTAATTACGCCCTCGCGAATCAGTTGCTGAACTCTAGACTCGCTGACACCGGCAATGTATTCAACTTTGCCATCAACTTCTTCTCCATCCAAAACAGCATTATCAGGGAAAGGCAACCACCGACTTTCACCAGCATCCCACGTATGCTCAAAAACCTCAATAGGCCCACCAATTAGGCTGCGAGCTCCACGTCTAAGCTCTTCACAATTGAAAACATCGCCTTTACGAGTCTTGCCAGCTGTCAATGCAGTGCCATAAATCAGCATACGACTAGGCTTCACGTAGTACCGCGCGGGCATGCTCCACGGAAAAATACGCGCTTCAGGATCAGCTTTCTCCGTTAAAAACTTCACATCAAAAAACAAACTGTGGCTATGCAAAGCCTCGCTCTTGTGGTTCTCAAACCAAGCCTTGGCCTTATCAACCGTCCAGTCCTTATCTTTCGCAAAAAGATAACTCTGCACCTCAGTTGTATCCTTGCCCTTCGGCTTACCAATAACAGCCTTAATCCCCTTCTCAGCATCAATAGTTATAGTCCGAAAACTGTCCTTCTCAAAATCGTCAGGGCTTCTATGGCCAGACCGAACGTAATCTTGACCGTCTTCCCAGGGCATATCAAAGGCTCATACATGTGGGTCAGCCCGGAGAAAACAATAAGCTTCGAAGCAGCCCGGGATTGAGCGTTGAAGCTCACTGTTTTCCCAGGCTGCCTGTTCGATATAGTAATACGCAAGAGTTAATTTATAACAGTTGCGATTCGTGGTTCTGTTACGTCTTCGGTTGTTCGAGACATTTTGTAGCGGTGTTACTCTTCGGTTGATGGAGATAGTTTGAATGATGAGAGATAACAATTTATACAAGAAATCATACGATAGGTACCTAACAGATAGACTGAAGGCTAAACGGATGACATTGATAATAGGTTTCAAATGCACACATGGTGTTGCTCTAGTCTCAGATACCAAGATCATCGATATAACGTCGGGTGAGGAGAGTTTTGCACCAAAAATCTTGCGCCCAATGCCTCAAGCTCCATTTATCGTAGGTGCAGCGGGATACAGCGACCTATTCTTGGAATTTAACAGAAAGATACCTTTGATCGTAGGGCAAAGATTAATTGAGTACAAGATTTCAAACATCGAGGCTTTGTTAAGAACAGGATTCACACGCGAACAAGCAATAAACTATCTGGAACAGCTTGAACCAAGAGCGCGAGTAACACAACAGACTAGAGAATCAGTCGAAAAGACTATGCCCCCAATAATTGAAAGTGGCACCCCCATGCTGATTCCCTATTTTTATACATACGAACGCTTCATGGATGACTGTAAACAACTGATTAGAGAAATCAGCAAACAACGCAAAGAAGAAACATCGAACCCTCTCGATGTGTTGATTGGAGTCAGAAAAGATGTGGGTGTTCTGCCTTCATTACACTATATAGATTGTGATGGACATGAACACGAAGTTGAAAACTATTTCGCGATAGGGTCAGGCTATCCTCACGTGAGACAATTCTTTGATCGTTTGTACAATTTCAATAATGGCATGTACGACCTTGTGGCTCTCGCTTTCTTAACGATCACGTATGTGCAAAAAATAGCGAAAGAGTCTTCCGTTGGATATTCTGACGAATTTCCTCCAGAGGCTTATGTCGTATTTAATGATGGGCGTTGTGGCAGACTTGTTTTCGAGAATGAAAAAGAAGTCTTGAATAACATTGAGGCTGGAGTCAAGAGATTTGATGACTTAATCCATGATACAAAGATAACTAAATTGCAGTCAAAAGTGTTGCTGCCATCAGAAACAACTATTCGTGTACCTCGGCTGGTTTCGGGTACAAGATAACTTTTCCATCCCTGACTTTCGCTTCCAATTCAGTACCCTCTTTCCAACCTAATTGTTCGATGTATTTGGGTGAAATAGTGATAACATACTTTGGGTATTTTTTGTCCGCTACTTTTCTCGAAAGTTGTTTCTGTAACCGCATTGAGGCACCTATTGCGTAAAATAGATGTTCTACTTTATAAGTTTTTAGGTACCGAAAACGCTAACCATCAACCGAAAAGTAACAGCAACGCAGAAAAGGCTAATCAACCGAAGAGGTAACGGAACCCGATTCGCCAGAACCGACAACCGCCTCAGTTTCGCCCCAAACGTCGAACGCAAACCGCGTTAGGGCCCATTTCCAGCCTCGCTTCTCAAACAATTTCTCGCCAGTCTCATATTCCAGACGCCTATTCATGCGCAAGATTCTACGGCTAACGTGCCAATACCTCAAGCCGTACTGCTTCAGTTGGCTCGCAACGTCCTTCGGGTAAATGCCCTGCACGCCAGCCTCGTGAACCGCTTCCAGGATCTCGATATCAACTTGGTCGACGCAAGAAATCTTATGAAGCATCGGCATGCTAAAATGAAAGTAGCCGGCGCCCTTCAAACCGTTAAGAATTATCCGCTGCGTCCCCCGAAGCTGCTGGATCTCCGATAGGATCCGCTTGAGGAGCTGCTGATTATACTTAAGCCGCCCAACTTTCTCCTCTTGACTGCGTTTTTTAGCAGTTTCTCCCATGGTCTGCGCGGCCCCTACAGTAGATTCTTGTGTAGACTGCTCAACCATCGAAACCACCAACATCAACAACATAAGAGACTAGGCCCTGTTGCCCTACACCAACAAACCCCAGAATGCATGATCGTGAAATGCATGGACTTTTCCCATGCCCCGGCCGAGGCCTAGAAACACCGATTGCGCAGGGTTTCACAGACGAAAAAGGGCCCTTACTACGAGTACACACATGCTCGTAGCAAATCATTTTTTGTCCGCCCCCTTGAGACGATTGCTTTTGCAGCTGTAGCACGACACGCCGGGGATCCACATGCCTTCGATTCCCTTGTCAACAATCATATTGTGTCTTGGAACCGCTGAGGGATTAGTGCAAAAAACTTTCCCATCTCTTTTATGGCCGCGCTGATAGTTGCAGAGAGAATGGTTCGGGTTTGGAGCGTCAGGGTTTACATAATGATCCATAAGTAACTGCTCGTTGCCACGCCAATGCTCTCCAACCTCTTTTATTATCATTTCTTGAAGTTTGAGACTGAACCCTCGGTGGCCTTTCTCTCGCCTGGCAATCTGCCTGAACTTTTCAAGTATTTCTAACTTATTCGCGGGAAAGCTGAACGCGTTGATAGTAGATTTATTATTAATATTAATTATTAATTCTTCTTTCTTTCTATCTATCTCTTTTCTACTATTATCTTCGCCCAACAATCGTCAACTCACATGTTTCTGAAGCATTTTGGCAGACGCCTCCGGACTCGGTCCAGCCTTCTCTTGCAGCGCGGGCATTCCTTCGGTTTTGGAACCCTAGGTGTCCAGGTGTGGCCGCAGAAAGAGCATTTTACCGTAATTTTCCCTGCCAGAAAATCACCATAGGCTTGTTGAAATGCGGCGTTTTTTCCAGCAGAAAGGCTTGTCTTTAGCGCATACACGGTTACAGCCAACAACTTCACCTTCAATTAAGGTGCCCTTAACGACACCTTCAATTTTGAGTACTACGACGTGATCTGTGTCTGGGCAGTACTGTTGCGTCTGGCGCATTTCATTACTGCTCAAACGGAAGCCTCCACTTTCGCGCTTGCGCTTGAAAACAGAAAAAGAGGGGATTGCGCGGGAGAAATCAGTGGAGATAATGTAGTGGAGATAACGATTTTATTTGAAAATGTCCTAAAAGCTGATAAACATCCCTCCTCTTACTTGCGAATCATCAGAGAGGGGGAAACCAACGTAGGCTGTGGAGTCTTCGCCGCAATCAACTACGAAAACCAACCCATATTCTCATACATATACTGGGGACTCCGAGCTCAAAACCATCGAGGCCACCAATCACACGGCTTCCTCACATTTCACGAAGGGAAGTTCCACATCCACCGAAGCCTAGACCTCGTTCCCAAAATAAAGTCAAGCGCCATCCAAGAATGGTTCGGACGACTCCCAGGAAACCTAGGCATCGGAAATGTCAGATACACAACATCCGGAAAAACAGACGAAAAATCCTTAATAAGGGGCACACAACCCGTAACCGCCTCCAAAAACGGGCTGAAAATCGCCATCTCCTTCAACGGCAACATCGTCAACGTATTCCAACTCTCAAAGGAAATCAAAACAAAATTCCCAGACTTCTCATACGAATGCGACGCCGAACTCGTCTGCCACAAGCTCATGATTGAAATGCTAAAGGGCAAGGGCATCGCCTCCGCCGTCAAGGCATGCATGCAAGAAATAGACGGAGCCTTCTCCGTAGCATGCGTCACACGGGACGGCCAATTCTTCGCCTTCAAAGACCCCCACGGAATAAGGCCATTATGCGCCGGCCACAGCAGGGACGGGTCAACCTACGCTTTCTCGTCAGAAACCGTAAGCTTGGACATAAACGGCTTCGAAAGAGACTTTGAACTCGAACCAGGCGAACTCGTAAAGGTCTCGCCAAGCGGATTCATGAGACAAAAACTCGTCGAAGGCGAAAGAAAAGCTTTCTGCGCGTTCGAATTCGCCTACTTCGCAAGACCAGACTCCATATTCGATGACAAATACGTTTACGAAATACGCGAAGAATTCGGCAGAAACCTCGTAAGAGAAAACCCCGAAATCGTCAAGAACGCTGACATAATCCTCTCAGTGCCTGAGACAGGCGACGACCCCGCCATGGGCGTCCACGAACAATCTGGACTGAGATGGGAAAGAGCCTCACGAAGACACAGGTATGTCACCGAAAGAGCCTTCATCCTTCTCAACAAGGAACGACAGTCAACCATAGACAGAAAAATCAACATCCTCGCGCCAAAAATCAGAGAAAAACGAGTAATACTCACCGAAGACAGCATAGTCCGAGGAGACACCACCAGAGTCACAGTAGAAAAACTCCGCAGAATGGGCGCCAAAAAAGTCTACATGTTCGTAACATTCCCACGCATAATCGGCCCATGCCTATACGGCATAGACATGGCAACATACGGCCAACTCATAGGCTCACAACACACTCCAGAAGAAATAGCCAGAATCATAGGCGCCAGCGCCGTATGCTACCAATCAATAGAAGGACTAGTCAAGGCAATAGGCTTTACACGAAACCAGCTCTGCACCGCATGCATAACAGGCGAATACCCCACGCCGCAGGCTCAGAAAATCGCCGACAAAATGAAGAAGAAATTCCTAGAAGGCTACGAAGAAACAGGCAGAATCTACGAAATAGAAGAAGCCGCCGAGACATCATAGCGCAAGGGCAAACTAATCATTCAAGTTCATCAAAGTCTGACGGGTCAATTATGGAGAAAGTTGGTATACTCGTAGTATCCTACGGTTCAAGAGAAGTAGCCATGGTCGACGCCTTCACAAGAAGCACAGAATACAACACTGAACTCTACGTCGCCGACAAACAACTCAACCCCTTCAACCTCAGAAACTCCACAAAACACGTCGTCATCCCAGACCTGAACATCAACGAAATCTCAAAACTCGCAGAAGCAAACAAAGACCGCATAGACTTCGGCATAGTCGGCCCGGAAAAGCCTATCATCGAAGGCATCCGCGACCTCATCGAAAAGAAAACGGGCATACCGATGATATGCCCAACCAAAGAATACGCCATCGAGGAAAGCAAAGTCCAGCAACGACTGCTGTTCCAGAAGATAGTGCCGAGTGTAAACCCACGCTTCAAAATCTACGATCCAAAAGACTACAAGAACACGTCAGAAGTAAAGAAAGCGGTTTACGACTGGCTTGACACACTTGACAATCACGCAGTCGTAAAACCAGACAAACCAGCGGCGGGAAAAGGCGTCGGCGTCTGGGGAGACCACTTCTCGAATCGCGAGCAGCTTTTCGAGCATTTTCTCTCAAACTACCAGTACGGTTCTGTCATTATAGAAGAAAAAATAGAAGGCGAAGAATCAAGCTTCCAAGCCTTCTGCGACGGAAAGCACCTTGCGCCGCTACCAGAC